GTGGATGCCCCTCATATCTTGCCCGCCACGCTAGATAAGGCCGACCAACTCAACCTGCAGTCACTATGCTGCCACATGCTGCAAATCCGTGACCTTTACCGCCACTATCATTTATACGACGCCCTTACCCAACTTGGCTCGCCAGCTGGCAAGCGGCTCTATGGTCATGTGGTAGATGGCGCAACGATTGCTCAACGTTATCAACCCAAACTGGAATTCCAGCTTTCACCGTAGCTTTCGCGCCCAGCTTGGCTGGGCGCATTTCTTTTCAGTGTAAACCGCCCCATTCACACCCGCCGCCGCTTCGCCTTCGCCAAACGCCGCCGCAGGATAGCGGCTATGAACATTCCCGAACTCCTCCGCCTGCTGCACAACCTGATCCGCCTCGGCACCATCGCCGAGGTGGATCACGGCGATGCTGAAGCCGATCCGCCGCGACCGCCCCGCGTGCGCGTCAAAACCGGCGAGCTGTTAACGGGCTGGCTGCCGTGGATCGAAGGCCGCGCAGGCACCACGCGGGACTGGGACCCGCCCACCCAGGGCGAGCAAGTGATCATCTTCTCCCCCGGTGGCGACCCCACCGCCGGTGTGGTGCTCACCGGCATTGTCAGTGATGCCCGCCCAGCGCCCTCCAGCGATCCCAACGTGATTGGGCGATGGCTGCCCGATGGCACGCGCATTGAGTACGACCACAGCAAAAACCGACTCTTCATCGATTGCGTAGGGCCTATCGAGGTGAAGGCCACTGGCGAGGTCACGGTCGATGCTCCCTTGATCAAACACAACCAGGGCACTGGCGTGGTGACTCAGCAACACATCTGCCACTTCACCGGCAATCCCCATGGCGACGGTAGCAGCACCGTTAAGGCAGGCAAGTAATGGCCCTGAGCAAAGCCCAGCTTAAAAACCGAATCATCAGCGAGATGCAGAGCCAAGGGGCCACTGCCACGGGTGAACACAGCTGGGTAACGCGCATGGCCGAAGCGATCGCCAACGCGGTGGTGGATGAAGTACAGGCCAATGCTGAAGTGCCCGTTACCGGCGGCTCAAGCGCTGGCCAATACAAGGTGAAATGACATGCCAGGTATGAACGCACACACCGGCCGCCGGCTAGAGTCACTGGCCCATATCCAGCAATCAGTGGCGGACATTCTCACCACGCCCATCGGCTCCCGCGTGATGCGCCGGGAGTACGGCTCGCTGCTGCCGGAACTAATCGACCAGCCCTTGAACGGCCCCACCGCCCTGCGCGCCTACGCCGCCACGGTGGTGGCCCTAATGAAGTGGGAACCGCGCATTCGCGTGCAGCAAGTCACCCGGCAGGTCTCTACCCAGCGCCCTGGCCGGTTCAATCTCATCATCACCGCCCGCCGGGTGGATAACGGGGAAAGCGTCAGCCTGGCCGTGCCGCTAAGGGGGAACCTGTGAACAGCCCTATCGATCTTTCACGACTGCCCGCCCCGGCGGTGATTGAACCGCTCGACTTCGAGACCATCCTTGCCGAGCTGACCACCGACCTTATCAGTCGCGACCCAGAACTGGCCGACACCCTCACCCTGGAGAGCGAGCCGCTCACCAAGCTGTTAGAGGTGGCCGCCTACCGTGAGCTGTTGCTACGCCAACGCATCAACGAAGCCGCCAAAGCGGTGATGCTCGCCTACGCCCAAGATGAGGATCTTGAACACCTCGCTGCGCTGTTCGATGTTGAACGGCTGGAAATAGACCCCGGCGACCCAGACGCCACCCCGCCGGTAGCCCCTACGTTCGAAAGAAACGACGCCCTGCGCCGCCGCGTGCTGTTATCGCTGGATGGTCTTAGCACCGCCGGACCAGAACGCGCCTACGTGTATCACGCACTCAGTGCCAGCGGCGATGTCAAAGACGCCGATGCCTTCAGCGAAGCCCCCGGCGAAGTCACCGTGGTGGTGCTGTCGCAAGTGGATAACGGCGAAGCACCGGCCGAGCTACTCAGTACCGTCAGCGCCGCCGTGAACGCTGAAGACACCCGCCCACTGACCGACCACCCCACCGCCGTGAGCGCAGAGATTGTCGGCTACGCCATCCGCGCGATACTGCACATTTTGCCGGGGCCGGAAGCCGCCGTGGTTCGTGACAACGCCCTGGCGGCAGCGGAATCCTACACCCAGGAACAGCACCGCATCGGTGCCCAGGTCACGCTATCCGGCGTGTATGCCGCGCTCCACCAGCCCGGTGTGCAGCGGGTGGAGCTGCTCAGCCCCACGGCCACCCTGACCACCACCCGCAAGCAAGCGCCCTACTGCGACGCCATTGAGCTGGAAAGTGAGGTGGTCAATGGCTAATCACCTGCTACCGCCCAACGCCACTCCCCAAGAGCGCGCCGTTAGCGAAACGCTCAGCCGCACCGACACTATTAATGTGCCCATTCGCGCCTTGTGGCGGCCAAACGATTGTCCTGCCCACTTACTCCCCTGGCTGGCCTGGGCGCTCTCGGTGGATGAGTGGGATGAACAGTGGAGTGAGCAGCAAAAGCGCGAGGCCATTGCCACGGCGGTCTACCTGCACCGGCACAAGGGCACGAAAGCCGCCGTGCAGCGAGCGATGCAGGCCATCGGGCACGACGCGCATATCAGCGAATGGTTTGAATACACCGGCCGTCCCTACACCTACCGGTTGGAAATGGCCTCGCCATTTGTCAGTCAGGCCGACTTCAACCGCCTGATTCGGCATATCACCACCGCAGCCAACGCACGCTCCTGGCTGGAAGTGATTACCCAACGCCACACACTTTCACAACGGTTGACGCTCGCCACAGTAACGCAGCAGGCACAACGCACCACCTTCAGCCTACCGCCGCCCCGTTTCCACCTTGCGGAAAGCCACACCTATGCCGCCAGCGCGGTGCACAGCGCCCATGTGGCCACCTTGGGGCTACCCGCCTGGGCAATCGCCGATCAACAGCACGCCATCCACTGGCGCGGGGCTTACCACACCGCTCGACAAACCAGCATCCGCCTAGACATTCAGGTCGCGCTAACACCGCAGCCGTTGCGGCACGCCTGTATTCACCAAACAGCCACCACGACCACCATTAAAGAGGAACCCTAATGGCTGACTTCCCCGGACTAAAACTCACCGATGCAGGGCGAGAGCTGCAAGCCAAAGCCCAAACCGGCCAACGCCTGGTGTTTACCCGCGTGGGCTTGGGCGATGGCGCCGCCCCTGAATCCCTCGGGCCACTCACCACGCTGATCAACGAACGGCAATCCCTCTCCATTCAGCACCAGGAAGCCCCAGGCGATGGCACCGCCACGTTGCGGGTTATCCTCACCAATGAGGGCCTGGAAACCGGCTTCTTTATGCGTGAAATGGGCGTCTACGCCGAAGACCCCGATACCCAAGAAGAAATCCTCTACAGCTACACCAACGCAGGCGAGCACCCGGATTTTCTCCCCGCCTCGGGCGGTGCCACCCTGGTGGAGCAAATCTTTAACCTGGTCACCATCGTGGGGGATGCCGAGAACGTCACGGCAAAAATTGACGACTACATCACCATTGCCCTGAAATCTGAAGTCGACGCCCTAGCACCCTACGTACTGCCCAAGGCGGGCAATGTGGGGCAGATGGTGCGCAAGGCCAGTAATGCCGAGGGTGACACCGAATGGTTCGACCCCGAGCTAGACAACTTCGACGTCCGCCTCACCAGCATTGAAGAGCCACGCACGGCGGTCGCCAATCAACGCACCTTCACCCTGCAAAAAACGCTGACCAACGGCCTCGCGGTGTACATCAACGGCGAGCGTATTTCGCGTGAACGCTGGGCCGCGATTTCAGCGACCCAGCTGCAGCTTAATGATGCGCTCGAAGCGGGCACGCGGGTGCTGTTCGTCAACAACGAAGAAGCGGGACCCGGTCGAGCGCTGAATGTCTCGCTCAACGGCCCCACGCTGGTGTTCCCTGGGCAATCCAACACCTACACACTCAGCGACTACGATGCCTTTGCGGTCTACACCCTGACTACAACCGTGGGCACGGTTAGCCGCGACGGCGCAACCATCACGCTGACGGTGCCCAGCGAGGCAACTGACGAAACGCTCGACCTATCGGTGACCCGTG